AAAATAATAGATGGCAATCTGGTTTAATTTATGAAAAGTACGATGATAAATCAGATCTATCAGATAAAAAATTCTATGCAATAGTCTATCCTACTGATAATAGTACTGGCGATTATAGAGTGTACAAGTGTCTTTCAAATGATCATGGTGCTAAATCTTTCAATCCACCAAATTATGATCCAGATACAGATGAACAAATTTATAGAATGGGTGATGGTTATGTTTGGAAATTTATGTACGTGATATCTACTGTAGAATACCAAAAATATTCCGCACTTCAATATTTTCCAATCGTGTATCCCACTGCTGTAATTACAAACGTTGTTGCAACGGGAACTGCAATTACATATTTCGCGGACAATATTTTTAAACCTGGTATGATTGTAACTGTAAAAGGTATTATACCAAATCAATTTAATGTTACTGATAGAGTGATTACTGCCGCATCAATTACTTCATTTACAATTAGCGGTACTGAAACTGGATCGTATCAAATAACATCACAAGGTGAATGTGTTGTAAAAAATGGGCTCGTTAATAAGCGATCCATTGATCACATTGAAGTTGAAAATTATGATTTAAATAAAGGATATGAATTAAGATCTGGAATAATAGAAGAAGTCGGTGAAACTAATATTACAATATCATCACCTAAGCTAGATTTAAATCCTTTAGCTAATTATTATTCCGGCCAGACCTTTTATGTTATAGATACAAATAATTATGCAAATACATATACTATAGATACATATAGTTATAACGAATCTACCAAAAAAGCAATTATCACACTTTTAGATAAAGATTCGTTTATTGATATTAATTTTGATTTTGAAATTTTCCCTAAAATTGAAATAGCGGGGGATGGTACTGGTGCAGAAGCTGTGCCCAAAATAAACAGTCTAGGTACAATAGAAACTATATTAATTCTAAATAAAGGTAGTGGTTATACACGTGCAACAGCAAGAATAGTAACACCTCTTTATGGGTTTGATACTGTATCAGCATTATCAACTGATGTTGAAGCAATATTAAGACCTATTTTATCACCTAAAAATGGGCATGGTTATAATTTTGAAACTGAATTACTATCTAGAAGAGCACATGTATATACATCTTTAACTGATACTGATAATATAACTATACCATCATCAAATGTGTATACTAGAATAGGTATTGTAAAAAATCCAGAATTTACATCTAATACAGATTTATTTGATAACAGATTAAAACTTACACTTAGTTCAAGCATTTTAACTGTTGGTGAAACTGTGACTCAAAGTTATCAACAACCTATTTCATTTTCCTCTGAAGTTCATGCTGTTGATGGAAATATAGCATATTTGTGTAATTATCACGGACCATATAGAACGTATCCTTCTGCAAACAGTTCTGCAGAAGGATATGAAGATATTCCAATAAACATAAAGAGTTCTATTATATCATCTCAAAATCAGATATTGAATATAAATAACATTATAAGACCGAATTACATCCAGAAAACTGGGGATGTATATTATGTAACTAATTTTGTTCCGATCACTCGAACAACTACTTCGAATGAAGAATATAAGATCGTATTAGAATTTTAAGGATAAAAAATGCCAATTCGCACTAATCTAAATGAGTCTCCATACTATGATGATTACGATATTACTAAACAGTACCATAGAGTTTTATTCAGACCTGGTTATGCAGTTCAAGCAAGAGAACTGACTCAGCTTCAAACAATTCTACAAAATCAAGTAGAACAATTTGGTGATAATATCTTTAAAGAAGGTAGTATTATTAAAGGGTGTAACTTTACTGAATTATCAGCATTAAGTTATGTAAAAGTAACAGATACTGCGGTCAATATCATAAATCCCCTGTTAGAAATAACAGTAAATGAACTTGTTGGTGGGATTGATCCAGAAACTGGAATTGAAACATTTTATGAAATTGAAGGTGCTATAACTGGGCTGAAAGCATTGATTATAGCTGCGGCATTTGGTTTTGAAACTAATGATCCCGATTTAAATACATTCTTTATTAATTATCTAAATTCAAACGAAGCACAAGAAAAAGTTTTTGATCAGAATGAAACTTTAGAAATTTATAGATATACAATAACTGATGATGTAACAAGTGTCGGTGTAAAAGTAGCAGAATTTTCAGTGACATCAAGAGCAAATCATGTTGGAAAATCATTTGGTGTACAATCTGCTATAGGTATTACATATCAAAAAGGTCACTTCTTATATGCCAAAGAACAAATTGTAATACTAACAAAGTACACAAATGTACCAAATAACATTTCAGTTGGTTATAGAGTAAGGGAAAGCTTAATTAGCCCTCTGACCGATAATACACTCTATGATAATTCGATTGGTACACCTAATTTTAATGCCCCTGGTGCAAACAGATTAAAATTAGAACCTGTACTTATTGCAATTTCAACCGTGGAAGCAGATGGAGATCCTACATTCTTTACACTTGCCCGTTATATTAACGGAAGTGCTGTTCAGGTTAGAGACGTTTCTCAGTATAATGTACTTGGTGAGGAAATGGCTCGTCGTACATTCGAAGAATCTGGCAATTATATTGTGCGCGGCTTTAAAACAAAAGTTATCAACACCGCAAATGGAGCTATACAGGCAGCAGTGGAACCAGGTGTAGCATATGTCAAAGGCTATAGAATAGAAACTAAGGGCGAGATCTTTGTTCCTATTGACCAATTGGAACTTTCTGATACTGAGACACAAGCAAATCAACCTGTATCTTTCAATTACGGATCATATGTTGATATTGCAAATACAGATTCAATGGGAACACTTCCAGTTGGAACATACGCAACCGCTTCTCTAAAAAATATTAGTAATACTACAATTGGTACTGTAAGAGTAAGAAACTTTACCCCAGATAGAGTATATGTTTCAAACATCAGAATGGGTGCAAATAATTTTAGTGATGTAGCTTCTATTGATGGAGCTGCAGGTTCTGTAAAAATTATTCCTACTATAAAACAGAAAAGTAATGACACTTCAATTTTTAATGTCGGTGAAACATTTCTTAAAAGTGTAACAGATATCAGTATTCCCGTAAGAAAAGCAAGAGCATTAACTAATATTGCAGACACGTTTACTTTGACTTCACTCTCGGGTGAAGATTTTAATGTTCAACTCGATGATACCCTTATTGTAGATACAACACAAGATAATCTTCAGATATCCAGTATTGTAAAAGATAGTTCAACTCAATTGACTATTAATTTAGTGGCAGGCCAAACACCAGCTGCTACAGGGACTATTTACTACAATTCCAGAGTACAACTTGCAGAACCATACGACAAATTAGATACAACACTTTATGTCAAAGCAACATTCTCTGCTGGAACAACAAAATATAGTCTTGGTTTCCCAGATGTGTATCAATTAGTAAGCATAACAGATTCTGGAAGTAATGATGTTACTAATAGTTTTAGATTAATAGAAAATCAGCAAGATCATTACTATGATCTTTCATACATTGAATATATACCTGGTCGCCCAGTTCCTGCCAATGGTCTTATGACCATTAGAGTAAAAGCATTCAAAGTAAGTACTGCAACAGGATCATATTTCTTTACAGTTGATAGTTATCCAAATACAATAGATCTAAGTTATATTCCTTCATATAAAACATCATCTGGCACAACATTAAATCTAAGAGATTGTGTAGACTTTAGACCACATGCAGCAAATACTGTAGCATATGCAAGTGCCGAAGTACTGGGAACAGCTCCTACTGTAAGCACAGCCGTAGGTGCAAATCCTACGTTTACTGGTACTTTCTTAATACCAGCGCTTAATTCTGCGGCAACACTTGATTACGAATATTATCTTAATAGAACTGATATTATAACAATAGATTCGTATGGTAAATTTTCTGCAACAAAAGGTAAACCTTCAAGAAAATCTCGGTCACCTACTATCGGTGACGATAAATTAGTCATTTCAGAAATTTACGTACCCGGGTTTCCTGCCATATCTTCTGATAGAGCATCACAGGAAAATAAACCAGCATTGGCAATAAAATCCAAGACTTTGGGCGCGAAAACATATACGATGAAAGAAATCGGAGATCTTGACAGTAAAATCAGTAAACTTTTCTACTATATGTCCGTATCATTATTGGAAGCATCTACACAAAATCTAAATATCACAGATGAAGCTGGTATTACTAGATTTAAAAATGGTATTCTCGTAGATCCATTCAATGATTTATCAATAGCAGATGTTAAGAATCCAGAATTTAATGCATCACTAGATTTTACAGAAAAATCACTTTTACCTGCTGTTAAAACAATACCTATTAATCTAAAATATAAAACATCCTCGAATGTTTCATTACACCCAAGTAGTGCAGAAATAGATGCTGCAACTCTTGCAACATCAATTAACACACCGTTAATTACACAACCTTATGCAACAAGCTTTAGAAATTGTGTAAGTAATTTCTATGACTATATTGGAACTGGTTTCTTATTTCCAGAATATGATGGTGCATATGATACTGTAACAGCACCATCTCCAAATATAAACATTGACATTGCAACACCATTTATTGAATATACTGAAGCACTACAGGAATTTGTACCATTAACTTCAACTCAATCAACTTTGCTAGAATCACGTATAGAAGAAATTGGAAGAACAACTTCAGGCAAAGGTAAAGGTCGAAGTACTACCGTTAGCACACAGCAAACTGATATTATTCAAGATATAACTCGTTCCCTTCAAGTTTCCGAAGGTCGTGTTAATGAGCAAAATCTAGGTGAATTTGTTACAAACTTCAACTTCAATCCATTTATGAGATCAAGAGAAGTTAAAATCTTGATGCACGGTTTAAGACCAAATACACGTCATTATTTCTTCTTTGATGATATTGATGTGAATTCAAGTGTTATCCCTGGCTTAGTTCCTTCATCAGATTCTGTTCGTGATGTAGTTGCAAAAGGGACTACAGTTGCAAGTGTCATTACAAATTCTAATGGTAGTCTTGCAGCAATATTCACAATACCATCTGCAGCATTCTATGTCGGCGATAGAGTTCTATTGGTATCTGATGTTGATAATATAGATTCTGTATCATCTGCAGGAACATCTGGTGGTTCAATTACTTATAGAGCATATAATTTCTCTGTAAATAAGCAAAGTCTAACTCTCACGACACGTGAACCTGAAATAAGAGTTTCAGAAACTTCAACAACTAGAACTGTAGTAAATAGACCTGTAGCAGTAACTACAGGAAACTCTGATCCACTAGCACAAACATTCTTTATAAAATCTGCAATGGCAAACGGAGCAGATTGTATCTTTGCTTCACGTGTTGACTTGTTCTTCAAGAGAAAAAGTGTTACCAACGGTGTCACAGTCATGCTAAGAGAAGTCATTAATGGCTATCCAGCTGCGGAAATAATACCTTTCTCTAAAGTGCACTTAAATGCAAGTGATGTTGCAATTTCAGATAATGGTTTGACTGCAACATCTGTATTCTTCAAAGCACCTGTAAGACTTGATGTTGAAAAAGAATATGCAATTGTTATTATGCCTGATGCAGGTGATCCTGATTATCTAATATATACTTCAAAGGTGGGTCTAACTGATCTAATTACAGATTCTCCTGTAGTTATGGACTGGGGTGACGGTGTTCTATTCACTTCTACAAATAATAGAGCATGGCAGTCATACCAAGATGAAGACATCAAGTTTACACTTTATAGAAGAGAATTCAGTCAATCAACTGGAACTGTAACTCTTACAAATGAAGATAACGAGTTCTTGACTCTTTCAAATATTACTGGTGACTTCCAAAATGGAGAACTCGTATACGTACTCAAATCTGTCGGCGGTGGAACATCAAATACGATATCTCTTTCTGCTGGAAATACTACTTCTACAGGGACAGCACTTTCAACTACATACAATCAATATGACTATGTATATGTTGAAAGTGGCGCAAATAAAGATTTAATGAAGATCGTAGAAGCTCCTACGTCGGGAGCTATGATATTTGATAAACCTTCTAAATTTACCGGATCATTTATTGCAAATCCTGCTGTAATAGGTAAAATTGTTTACTATACCAATAGAAATCCTGAACTTATGATACTCGAAGGTTCATCAGCAAGTCTAACTAAGGTATTATCTCCTGGTGATACTATTGTAGGATTTGTAACTGAAGCATCGGCAACAATTTCAACAGTTGATAATGTTGAATTGAGTTACATGCAACCAATCATATTAAAAACAAATAACAGTGTTACTGATGTTACAATGACTGGTACATTCACAGATCCTTCAGATACTGATGTGACATATACAAGAAATATTCCATTTAATAATAAGACAACATTTAACGAAAAAGGCTGTATTATTTTCAGTAAATCAAATGGTGTTAAACCGTTTGACATAACATTAACTCTTACTAATGGAAATAATACTACCGCATCACCATTTGTAGATGTCGAAACTGCTACTATGTTAGCATATCAATATAAAGTTGGTGCTAATACAGATAACACTTCTGCATATATTTCACGGACAATTGAATTGGCTGAAAATCTAGATGCAGAAGATTTTATTCTCTACACTACAGCATACAGACCCTTAAATACAAGTATTAATGTTTATGTCAAAGTTCAACATGCTTCTGATCCAGTTGCATTTGAACTAAATGATTGGATACCATTAGAATTAGTTGAAGGTGCTGAAGTTTATTCATCAACAAGTAATACTAATGATTTTAAAGAGTTTGTATATAAATTACCAGAAACTGAAAAGGTCGGCGGTGTATTAACATATTCCAATACTTCCGGTGAATATTCTGGTTATAGAAAATTTGCTGTAAAGATAGAATTTATAGTTGATGAGGTATCCGGAAGATTACCAATCGGTTCAATACCAAGACTTCTCGATTATAGGGGGATTGCACTTACATGATTAGAGACGAAAGAACAAAGGCATTAATTAATACCGATGCGGATGCCCTTTATAAATACAAAATGGAAAGAGATAAAGTACGAAAGATGACTTCTATGCAGAAAGAAATAGATCATCTTTATTCTCAAGTAGAAAATTTATATAAACTCTTAGAAGATAGAATAGAGAAGAATAATGGCAAAATCCGCAATAACTGAAGTATCTGCTAATAATACATTTCAAGTTTGGTTAGACAAAACAAATGAACTTGTAAATCTTGTTCAAAGTGATATAGTTACTGCTTCTCTTGCTTCTGCAAATGGTGACATTACAATCGGTAATGCAACACTTGATGGTAATTTTAGAGCCAATACTATAACTGCATTTGACCTATTAAGAGTAGATTCTATAAGTCCAAATGTTGGATCTACAGCAATAGAATTTACTGCTCCAGTTAATATAGTCACAAACCAGACAGTTTTGGAAAGACTTTCAAGTACAACTGGCCCGAGATTATCATTTTATAATACTATAGACTCTGATTGGCAAATTGGTTTTGAAAATAATACAACAAAGAAGTTTGTAATTACTAATGGCGGAGGTGCTCTTAAATTAGATACTTCCGGAAATCTAGAAATCACTGGTATTTTTTCTGGTACTGCTCAAACCGCAAATACAGTCACTCTTGTCGCTACAAATACCACAAATGCTACACATTTTCCAGTTTTTGTGGATGCAGCAACTGGAAATGAAAATGTAAGAACAGATACTGGTTTTACATATAATCCAAGTACTGGTGCTTTAACTGCGACAGGCTTTGTTGGAGCATTAACTGGTAGCGTCACAGGTAATGTTACAGGAAATGTAACTGGTAACGTATCTGGTAGTGCTGGTTCTGTAACTAGTTTCACAGGTCGTACCACTAATGATCTCAGTGAAGGTACAACTAATCGTTATTACACCGATCCTCGCGCGCGACTTGCAATTAGTGGATCCACAGGTGTCACGTATAATGCTACAAGCGGTGCTATATCTATAGGCCAAGCGGTTGGCATCGGTAACAATGTGCAATTTGCAAATCTTACTACAACCGGAACTATTTCTTCAACTGGCGCAATATCATCAAATGGTGACATTACAGCATTCGCATCATCATCTGATATACGAAAGAAAGAAAATATTGTAAGAATAGATAATGCACTTGAAAAGGTTCTGCAAATAGGCGGTTATACTTACAACTTTAAAAATGATGATAGAAAAATAACCGGTGTTATTGCTCAAGAATTAGAAAAAGTATTACCAGAAGCAGTCTATGAAATAGATGATGAAGCATTTGGCGGAAAATCTAAAGCTGTACGATATGGTAATATTGTTGGTCTTCTTATAGAAGCTATTAAAGAGTTAAAAACAGAATTAGACGAAATAAAAGGAAGATAAAATGCTTTTACCATCTTTCGGCATTTTATGTAAACTTTTTAAAGAAAATGATAAAGACCAGTGTTATGTTAGAGTCAGAATAATATGATTCTAAAATTATAAATAACTAAAAAAGGTATAGTTAAATGTCAAAAATCTCTCAATTAGGTCCATTACTTGCAGATGAAACTGCATCCAGCGACCTTTTTGTTATGGTAAATCTTGTGCAAGGTGACAATGGTACAAAAAATATCACAAGATCTGAACTAGCAAAAGCCTTACAAAAAGAACCTTTTACTAATATCAATATAACTGGTGGCACTATAAACAATGTCACAATGTCAAATAGTGTAATTAATACTACTTCCATTGCAAGTCCTACTATTAGCAATCCAGCAATTACTGGTGGTTCTATTTCCAGTGCTACAATCAATACAAGTACTATAAATAATTCAGCATTAAATCAACCAATATTTGGAAATTTAAATGAATACGCGGCACCGTTAGATGATAATGATGAATTTATAATCCGTGAAGCACAAAATGGATCTACTGTTACAATTAAATTCTCTGATTTAAATGATGAAATTGCAGAGCAGTTAAAGAAAGTAAACAAAGTGTATGTAGCTGCTGATGCTGACGCCGGCGGCAATGGAAGTTATATGAAACCATATCAAACACTAGAACAAGCATTTGCTTTTATGAATTCAATAAATTATCCAATTTCAATTTCAGTAATGCCAGGTAATTACTATACGGAAGGGAATCTTTCACTTCCAGATAAATGTTCAGTCGTGTCAACAAATGGTCAATATGCAACAAATATACATCTATATGATCCAACTAATGGACCGGGTGTAGATTGGTACTTACATGATCCAATCGAAGAAAATTGTTTCTTGGTCGGATCTGGATGCTATATTCAAGGTTTCGGTTTCAGAAATATGAGAGTAGATGATTTTGATGATCCTACAAAAGGATTTGCTGTTGCATTCAGACCAGGTGCTACAATACTTAGATCGCCATATATAAAAGATTGCAGTCAGGTAAGTAACTATACAGAAAGAGCTATTGCGGCGCCGTTAGATCCAGTTAATGCTAATCCTCTTGTTGGTAGAGGTGGCGGTGTTCTTCTTGCAGATCGCGCGGTTTTAGATTATGATACAATTTTCCCATATATGTTAGCTTTTGGTGCTACACCAAGATCGCCAAATGGGATGGGATATGTTGCAAAGAATGGTGCTGGCATTAACGGTATCGGTTCTATTACAATTTTCCAAAGATGTGCTTTCTATGCACTTAATGGTGGTCAAGTCACACTCAATAACTCCGGCACACAATTCGGTGATATATCAATGCGGGCCAAAGGTTTTACCTATGTAGTAGAACCATATGAATTAACTGGTGTAGAAAAGAATGATTTAATTTTTGCAAATACAGCAGCAGAAACAATAGATAATGCACGTGACGATATTATAGAAGATATGTGGGAACGAATATACAGCGACTATGTTGTAGGTCTTGGATATGAAATAGATGAAGCACTTACTAGACGAGATGCAAACAGTTTTATTCAATCAATTTATTATGATTTAATTTCAGCAGGCCAAACAAGTTCTAGAAACTTTGCAGCTTCATTCTTTGACTATAAGGCAGATCACGTATTTCAAGTATTTAATCCATCGGATGAAGATGCAATATATATTGGAAGTGTTTCCGCTATTAGCGGTGAAGGCGGTCTTCCAGATGCAAATACAGTAGAACCAAATTCAGCATATATTGTTTATGATCCGGATGGAGAACCTATAAATATATATAAAGGTGATGTTTATGTTTCCGATGGATCTACTTGGACCAATACTGGTCCTAATGATACAACATTGCTAGATTCATTTATATTTGCATACGAAAGAATGAAAATATATATGTTAACATTGACTGCAGATACAGCGCAGCAGGATATGATCTCTACATTAATTAATAACATTATTATTAAAACTTTGTTGAATCCATCTAAACTATTATTTGGCAGTCTTATTGAAAGTTTGGCACATCAGTTTAACTTGGCGGGCGCAGGTGTAAATAAAAATGCGCTGCCACTTAACTTCAGAAGAGTCGGAAAGCCATTGCCTGCTAGCGGATCAGTATTAAAGGAAGATAGTGGTCGAGTAAGATGGTCAGGTGCAGATGAATTAAACAACCAGTATTTTGCTGGAGGTTTAAAAATTAACGGTAGGACCGGTCGTCTGGAAGGAAGACCTTTCACATCATCAGTTAGAAGATTAGCAAGAAGAGCAGCAAATAGTAGGGTATCAATTACATGACAATAACAAAACTTATAACAAGTCAGGCTCCTGATGCAAAACCCGTCGGAGTTTCTAAATCTATAACTAGTGCTGGTTGGACTACTTTAATAGAAGTGCCAGAATATGAAATACCCGAAGAAACATTCGGCGGGGGAACCATTACTGTACCAGGTGTTGCTGAAATTATCAGCCCTTTACTTATTACTAATATAAGTGCGGCAAGCATCGATGTAGATATACGAATTTATAGAAATACCGATACTACTAACTATTTAATTGCTACACAATTACCAATACCAGCATTTGATATTTTGCCACTTCCGTTAAATGGTCAATTTATTGCTAGTGGTGATAAACTAGAAATTACTAGTTCTGCAGCTAGTGGCATTAATGTGACAATATCTTATACAGTGGGTCAAGCTGAACAGGATGATGTAGACGGAATAGTGGAGACCGTATAATGGCTTTTAGGACAATCCGCGGTAAAACTTCTCTTCTTGGACAAGGATCTAAGTTAGAAACACCAATTAACCTAGACCCTCAAAACTTTGAGGGTGCTATTGTTTATGGTGATGATACATTTGTTTACTATTCAAATGGAACTCTGTGGATTAGATTAAATGAAGGTCTCCAAGGTTTACAAGGACTTCAGGGTATCCAAGGTTTGCAGGGATTTCAAGGCTTGCAGGGTATACCTGGTCAAGGATTACAGGGTCTACAAGGTTACCAAGGTATACAAGGTATTCAAGGCCAGGTAGGTCAAGGTATTCAAGGTATCCAGGGACCTCAAGGCATTCAGGGCGAACAAGGTACACAAGGAATTCAGGGCCCTCAAGGAATTCAGGGCCAACAAGGTATTCAGGGAACTCAAGGTATAATAGGACCTCAGGGTCTCCAGGGATCACAGGGTGTTCAAGGTAATCAGGGTATTCAGGGTCAGCAAGGTATTCAAGGTTCCACTGGTGAGCAAGGTATTCAGGGTCTTGTCGGGCAGCAAGGACTTCAAGGTATACAAGGTTCAATAGGAATTCAAGGTATACAGGGTGCTCAAGGCATTCAAGGAACTCAAGGTATTCAAGGAACTCAGGGAACACAAGGTGAACAGGGTATTCAAGGAACTCAGGGTGAACAAGGTATTCAAGGAATACAGGGTACTATAGGACCACAAGGAATACAAGGAACTCAGGGGAACCAGGGAACTCAAGGTGTTCAAGGAACTCAGGGGAACCAGGGAACTCAAGGTGTTCAAGGTACACAGGGTATTCAAGGTACTCAAGGGCCACAGGGTATTCAGGGACTTGTCGGTCAGCAAGGACTTCAAGGTATACAAGGTTCGATAGGAACTCAAGGTATTCAAGGTACACAGGGGACACAGGGTATTCAGGGGCCACAGGGTACTCAAGGTGTTCAAGGTATCCAAGGATATCAAGGAATTCAGGGATCTCAAGGTATTCAGGGGCCACAGGGTACTCAAGGTGTTCAAGGTACTCAAGGTCGCCAAGGTCTTCAAGGAACTTATGGGCCATCATTAACAATTATCGGATCTGTTCTTGATGTTTCAAATTACACACCCCCAGATGATGAACAAGATGTTTTAAATACTGCATTTAACACTGCAGTTGCGGGCAATGGTGTGATAGATCAAGCATCTGGCAATCTCTGGGTTTATGATGGTGTTAATTGGAACAATGTTGGACAAATTCAAGGTCCACAAGGCGCCCAAGGTACACAGGGTATAACAGGATCAGGAATTCAAGGTATTATTGGAAGCCAAGGTATTCAAGGTAATCAAGGTATCCAGGGGCCGCAAGGAACTCAAGGAACTCAAGGTATCCAGGGACCACAAGGTATCCAAGGACCTCAGGGTATTCAAGGTTCTATTGGCATTCAAGGTATTCAGGGTCCACAAGGTATCCAAGGGACACAGGGTACTCAGGGTATTCAAGGTTCTATTGGTTCCCAAGGTATTCAAGGCTCTATTGGTTTCCAAGGTATTCAAGGCACTCAGGGTGAACAGGGTGTCCAAGGTATACAAGGTTTGATAGGAACTCAAGGTATTCAGGGACCACAGGGTATTCAAGGAACTCAAGGCCGACAAGGTATTCAAGGTCTATTTGGTATTCAAGGTAACCAAGGTATTCAGGGTAACCAAGGTATTCAAGGTCTATTTGGTATTCAAGGTATTCAGGGTATTCAAGGTTCTATTGGTATTCAAGGTATTCAGGGACCACAGGGTATTCAAGGATCTCAAGGTATTCAGGGTATACAAGGATCTATTGGCGCTCAAGGTATTCAAGGCACTCAAGGTATTCAAGGCACTCAAGGTATTATTGGAAGCCAAGGTATTCAAGGTAATCAAGGCATCCAGGGGCCGCAAGGTATTCAAGGCGCTCAAGGTATTATTGGAAGCCAAGGTATTCAAGGTACTCAAGGTACTCAAGGTATACAAGGTCAAGTAGGACAGGGTATTCAAGGTTTACAAGGACCTCAAGGTCAACAAGGTGTGCAAGGAACTCAGGGCCCGCAAGGAACTCAAGGTGTTCAAGGTCAAATCGGTCAACAAGGTATCCAAGGCTCTCAGGGTGTTCAAGGTATTCAAGGCATTCTTGGTAATCAAGGTATTCAAGGTATTTCAGGATTTGTCGGAGCAGTAGGTTCTCAAGGTGTCCAAGGTATTCAAGGTCTATTTGGTAATCAAGGTATTCAAGGCCGTCAAGGTATTATAGGGCCAATAGGTGTTCAAGGTCTAAGAGGCGCTCAAGGTGTCCAAGGAACTCAAGGAACTCAGGGTGTTCAAGGTTTACAAGGTCTTGTTGGCCAAGGTATTCAGGGACTTCAAGGTGTTCAAGGTACATTCGGACCTGCGCTTACTGTTATTGGAAGTATTAGTGTAGCAAGTGATGCGGCACTTAAAATTGCGTTTCCAAGTGCAGTTTCAGGTAATGCTGTAATTGAAACCAGTACCGGTAAATTATGGGTTTATGATGGTGTAAATTGGTCTGAAGTAGGTCAATTCGTTGGAGCTCAAGGTATTCAGGGGCGCCAAGGTGTTCAAGGCATTCAGGGACTTGTTGGTCAAGGCATACAAGGTATTCAGGGACCTCAAGGTACTCAAGGTCTACAAGGTGTCCAAGGAATTCAAGGTTCAACTGGGTCTCAAGGTAGACAAGGTGTCCAAGGTATACAAGGTCTTGTGGGCCAAGGCCTACAGGGGCTTCAAGGTCGACAAGGTATACAGGGTGTTCCTGGGTCATTTGCCGCTCAAGGTATCCAGGGTGTTCAAGGTATATCCGGTCAAAGTTTCAATCAAGGCCTACAAGGTGTTCAGGGTACACAAGGCCGTCAAGGTTTCCAGGGAATATCGGGTCAAAGTTTTAACCAAGGTGTTCAAGGTGTTCAAGGGCAATCTGGTTCCGCAGTATTACAAGGTTTCCAGGGACTTCAAGGTACCGATGGTTTGTTTGCAGGACAAGGTATTCAAGGTCGCCAAGGTGTCCAAGGCCAATCTGGATCTGCTGTTGCTCAAGGTTTCCAGGGACTTCAAGGTACTTCAGGCTCTGCTGTTGCACAAGGTTATCAAGGTATACAAGGACAGTCTGGATCTGCTGTAGCCCAAGGTTTCCAGGGACTTCAAGGTACTTCAGGGCAAAGTTTCAACCAAGGCTTACAAGGTGTTCAAGGACAATCTGGTAATGCGGTTGCTCAAGGTTTCCAAGGACTTCAAGGTACTTCTGGTCAAAGCTTTAATCAAGGTCTCCAAGGTATTCAGGGTGTTCAGGGCGGCGGAGGTGTTATTGGTAACCAAGGTCTACAAGGTCGCCAAGGTGTCCAAGGAACTATTGGTGGTCAAGGTATTCAAGGTCTTTCAGGTGTAAGTTTCAACCAAGGTCTCCAAGGTCTACAAGGTCGCCAAGGTGTACAAGGAACTATTGGTGGTCAAGGTCTTTCAGGTGTTGGTGCTAACGGTTCACAGGGTATCCAAGGTATCCAAGGTATTCAAGGTCGCCAAGGTATTCAGGGTACTTTAGGTCTGCAAGGTATAACAGGAGTTGGGTCACAAGGTATTCAAGGGATCTTTGGTATCCAAGGTATTCAAGGTACTACAGGTGTTACTGCCGACCAAACAGTAAATACTTCGAGTAACGTACGATTTAACAGTCTTGGGGTAGGAACTACCGCATCTGGAACTGCAGGTGAAATTAGAGCAACTAATAATATTACTGCTTATTATTCCGATGATAGACTTAAAACTAGACTTGGGTTAATTGAAAATGCACTTGAAAAAGTTAAAACACTTGATGGTTTCTATTATGAAGCAAATGAAATTGCTCAGAGAATGGGTTACAAACCAATAAGAGAAGTCGGTATTTCTGCTCAGAAAGTGAAAGAAATTTTACCAGAAATTGTTGCTCCAGCTCCAATTGATGAAAGATATCTGACTGTAAGATATGAAAAAATAGTTCCACTTCTAATTGAAGCAATTAAAGAACTATCTGTAAAAATTGAAAGTCTGGAAGGGAAATAAGTAATGACCCTTCCACTATTTCCTAACGGAATATCAACAAATCAAATGAATGTCGAGTTGGCAAGAACTGACACGACAACTCTGACTATGAATGAAAATATTGTTCGGGATATGCTGGCAGGAGATACGCCAAATCTTGCGGCAGCACCATATGCAAATTTATCACAAATATCATTTTCGGATGGACACGGAAAAGATGCACCATTTAGAGCATCAATTTCTACTAATGCAAATGATGTTAATGTTAGAACATATTTAATAGGACTTGGATGGGATCAAGCTAAAAGAGTTGTATTAACAATAGATTCGGGTATTACGGTATCAACAACCAGTTCAGGTGCAGGTTTTTATGCCCTTACAGTTTCTGGCTCATTTCCTAAAGGTATTCGTATTGTTAATAACGGTACTATAGCAGGAAAAGGCGGTCCTGGTGGAAATGGTGGTGGTTCTCCAGCAACAAATTCAACATCATTACGAGGTACTGCTGGAGGTTCTGGAGGTGCTGCATTATATGCTAGCACTGCGGTGACTGTTATTAATAATGGTACTATAGCTGGTGGTGGCGGCGGCGGCGGCGGCAGTGCTGGTGTATATGCTGTTATGACTGCAAATGCTAAAAAGTTATGGGCCGGGGGTCCTGGCGGTGGAGGTGGTGCAGGCGGCACTGGAGGTACTGGAGGTACTCGCGGCACAACAACATGGCAATCTCCTATTATTCCTGCAATAACATATCCGACAAATGGTTCTAGTGGCACTGCCACAGCAGGAGGAAGTGGTGGTGATGGTGGTAACTATGCATTTAATGATGGATCCGGTGGTAGCGGCGGGTTGATCTGGTCAAATCCACCAAATGGTGGTAGCGGTGGGGCTTTGGGCAGTGCCGGAACAAGTGGAAATTCTGCAGGCGGGGCATTTGGTTCCGCGACTATTGTTAATGGATCTGCAGGCGGCGCTGGTGGAGCTGCAGGTCTTGCAGTTAAAGGGTCAAATTATGTTACTTTTTCTACATTAGGAACTGTAGCAGGCGGGACAGAAACAGTTTAATAGGAAAACAACATGCAAATCAAATATACATATAAAGTATTAAATGTTGATACAAATGGAAGAACTATGGAAGTTAAATATACATCACCAACTCATGGTGATATGAATGTATATACAAGAATTCCATATGAAGGTGAAACTTTAGAAGCTGTAATAGTCCAATATTCACCTGTTGCATATTGGATAGAAAAAGATGCAGTAGTTCAAACTATAGATGTTGCAGCTGCATTCGGTGCAATTGATTATTCTGATGAACCTACATTGGAAGAGCGCTCAGGACAAATGAGAGCAATCCGTAATCAACTGCTTCTTCTTTGTGACTATACACAACTTCCAGATGCACCTGCTTCGATCAATAAAGAAGCTTGGTCACTATATCGTCAAGAATTAAGAGATGTGACATCACAAGCTGGTTTCCCAGACAATATTGTATGGCCGACACCGCCTCAGTAATATAAATACTTGTATAGCCGAGTACTCATGAAAGGGGCGCGAAGATGGCAATCAAGATTCAAGGCACTACGATCATCAATGATCAAACTGCTTACATAGATTTAGCTGGAACTACAGCAGTCAAAGTTCCTGCGGGAACAACTGGTCAGCAACCAACTGGTGTTCTAGGTCAGTTGCGCTACAATACTACAACAAATTCGTTTGAAGGTTATAGTAATGCTGGTTGGGGTTCCATTGGCGGCGGTGGCGGAGCAGGTACTGATGAATTTGCAAGAACAATAGCATTTTTAGGATTATAATATGATACCTGTAAATAGTCTCATTACAAAATTAAATTCTGCTATAGCAACTGGTGGATTGACTAGTCTTGAATTAGCACAAGTTTTTGGTGCAATAGAATCAATAGAAAAAAGTGGTATAGGAGTTGTTACTGCAACTTTAAATTTACCGCCTGCTGCCAATAATAAAGGTAGATTTGTATACATCACTTCTGAAAGTAAATATGTATATAGCAATGGTATTACTTGGGACATTAATAATATACTTAGATTTCCAGATGCCAATGGATATGCATGGGGCACCGCTGTCTATGGTAGACTTGGCGATGGTACTACTGTTGCTAAATCATCACCTGTTTCTGTAATAGGTGGTTTTACAGATTGGGTTCAACTAAATGCTGGCTCTCAACATAGTTTTGGTATTCGTGCAAATGGGACTGCATGGGCGTGGGGTGCCGCCACCTCGGGAAAACTAGGTGATGGAACAACTGTTTCTAAATCATCTCCTGTATCGGTTGCAGGTGGGTACACTGATTGGGTTCAAGTAAGTGCAGGTGCCACACATAGTCTTGGCTTAAGAGCAAATGGGACTGCGTGGGCATGGGGCGCTGGTACAAACGGAAGACTTGGTGACAACACTGCAGTAGCAAAATCGGCTCCTGTATCGGTTGCAGGTGGTTTTATAGATTGGGTGCAAGTAAGTGCTGGCGCCATTCATAGTCTCGGTGTAAGAGCAAATGGAACCGCATGGGCTTGGGGTTCTGGTGCAAGTGGTATTTTGGGGGACAATACCACAGTATCCAAATCGTCTCCAGTTTTGGTGGTAGGTGGCTTTACAGATTGGATTCAAGTAAGTGCTGGTGCCACACATAGTCTTGGCTTAAGAGCAAATGGAACTGCTTGGGCATGGGGGCCGAGCACAAATGGCAGACTTGGTGATGGAACAATAGTTTCTAAATTGTCTCCAGTTTCAGTGGTAGGTGGTTTTACGGATTGGATTCAAGTAAGTGCGGGCGGCTTGAGCAGCGGGCATAGTGTCGGTCTTCGAGCTAATGGAACTGCTTGGGCATGGGGTTATAATACTAACGGTCAATTAGGTGATGGTACGGTTTCATCTAGAACATCACCAGTATCTGTAGTTGGTGGTTTTACAGATTGGGTTCAAGTAAATGCCGGGACCTCTAATAGTGTCGGTCTTCGAGCTAATGGAACTGCTTGGGCTTGGGGTGCTGCTATTTTAGGTGACAACACGGCAGTAGGTAAATTGTCTCCAGTATCTATAGTGGGATCCCTCAATTGGGTTCAAATAAGCACAAATGTTGCCCATATGTTAGGAATTAAAGCATGACAGCAATATTAAATATTATTGAAATTATAGTAGATAAAATTACTAATTCTACAACAGAACAAGAATTTCTATTCCTTTCTAAGATTATAGAAAAATTAAATGTAAATAAAGTAAAAACTGTAACTTTATATACAGATATGTTTGATGATTCTTATACATATGGTGATCTGTATTTTGTAGAAACTGAAAATTCTCTATATTATAGTTTTGGCCCTAATAGACTTAAGGTAGTAGAAGGAAGTCCAAGTCTATTCTCATTTGGCGAAAATGGATCTGGACAATTAGGCGATAATACCGGTATAGGAAAGCAATCACCAGTTTCAGTAGTTGGTGGTTTTACAGATTGGATTTATTCGAGTTCTGGATTTAGTCATAATCATGTAATTAGATCTAATGGTACTTTATGGGGTTGGGGATATAACGGCAACGGCCGAATAGGTGACAATACTGTTACAGTTAGATCATCACCTGTATCTGTTGTAGGTGGTTTTACAGATTGGACAGAAGTAAGTGCTGGAAATGCATTTTCTCTAGGTTTAAGAGCAAACGGAACTGCCTGGGCCTGGGGTAATAATACTAGGGGCCAATTAGGTGATGAAACAATAGTTTCTAAATTATCTCCTGTATCTGTAGTCGGTGGTTATGTTGATTGGATTCAAGTAAGTGCTGGGCCAGCCTCATTCCCGCATAGTGTAGGTTTAAGAGCAAACGGAACTGCCTGGTCCTGGGGTAATAATGGTAACGGACAGCTTGGAGATAACACTTTAGTATCCAAATCTTCCCCTGTATCGGTTGTAGGTGGTTTTACAGATTGGACACAAGTAAGCGCCGGAGGTTACCATAGTTTGGGAATTAGAGAAAATGGAACTGCGTGGGCGTGGGGAGCGAACACAAATGGAAGACTTGGTGATAATACTACAGTAGGTAAATCGTCTCCAGTGTCAGTAGTTGGTGGGTACACTGATTGGGTTCAAGTAAGTGCAGGTGATCGTCATAATCTCGGTATAAGAGCAAATGGAACTGCTTGGGCATGGGGTTATAATCTATATGGAAGACTTGGCGATGGAACGACTGTTTCTAAATCATCTCCTGTGTCAGTTGTAGGTGGTTTTACAGATTGGGTTCAAGTAAGTGCTAATATACATAGTGTAGGATTAAGATTAAATGGTACAGCATGGGGCTGGGGTGGAAATGGTAGTGGCCGCTTAGGTGATGGTACTGTTACTAGTAGATTATCACCAGCATCTGTCATTGGTGGATTTGGCAATTTTAATGATTGGGTTCAACTAAATGCTGGTGGTGCATTTAGTGTCGGTATAAGAACATTATAATATAAGGATTAAGTAATATGTCATATGGAATAGTACACAAAAATAGAGTAGTTGTAGGACCAATGGCTTGGTCCCAAAAGTATTTTACATCAGCTCTTAAAATTCGTCATAAAATAGATGCAAATATACCTGGCATTGAACCAGAAATATTGCCATATGTAATTGACAATGATACTAAAATTCATAGAGTTGTCGAAAATAGACCAGAATTAAATACTATGATTCATTATTATTATGGCCCAATTTGGGATTTTTCTAATGATATTATAATTGCAAATTATGAAGTAAAAGATATTTCTATTGAAGTTGCAAAAGATAATTTTAGATCGGTATTGGCATCTGAAAGATACAAAAAAGAAATTTCAAATACTAAATTGACTTTACAAAATCTTGAAATAACCATTGATACCTCCCGAGAAAGAAGAAATGTATACATACAAAAGTTTTTAACTATGAATGATGGTGAAGTAATAAATTGGAAATTTTCCGAAGGTTGGTTAACTATATCTAAAGAAGAATTAAGTATTATAGCTAAAGCATGTGCAGATTATATTCAAGATACATTTAATTGGGAAAAGTCATTAAATGAGCAAATTGATTCTTGCTTAACTACTGAAGAACTTTTAAATTTAGATTTTATTAACAAATTGGCTTAAGTATAATGGTATCAATAGTTAAAACAAATGCTGTAACAGAATTAGGTACATTAATAAGTGGATTATCTCTTTCTACCGAGACAACCAGTGAATTAGTTTTAATCCTAAAGACTGCATCTTTGGGTGATGTAGATTCTTCAACAATAAAAACAGAATTATTATCTAGATTAAATTCTGCTAATACTGCTACTAGTTTGGAAGAAATTGCTACATTAACAGCAGCTCTTCATCTTATAACTGAAAATAGAACAATTTTTGTAACAGATTTAACAGATTTAACTTTATTACAAGTAGATCCAGGTACAGTTGTTTTTGTTATAAATGAAAATTTACCATATGTTTATAGAAGTGATGATACTTGGGTTTTACTATTTCCAACATTGCAAAATCCAAAACCTTTAAATAATCTTTGGACTTGGGGTACGAATACTAACGGACAGTTGGGTGATGCAACAACAGTTTCTAAATCATCTCCGGTATCTGTAGTCGGTGATTATGTTGATTGGGTTCAAGTAGAAGCATTATCTTCTCATACTGTTGCTTTAAGAGCAAATGGAACCGCTTGGGCTTGGGGTCTTAATGATACAGGGCAACTAGGTGATGGAACTACAGTTTCTAAATCATCTCCTGTATCTGTAGTCGGCGGTTTTAGTGATTGGACCCAACTTAGTGGTGGATTTAAACACAGTTTAGGATTAAGAGGAAATGGAACATTATGGGCATGGGGTTATAATTTTGCTGGAGAACTTGGAGATGGTACTACAGTAGATAAATCATCACCAGTTTCAGTTGTAGGTGGTTTCACTAATTGGACACAAGTAAGTTCAGGGCAGAGACATATTGTAGCTCTCAGAGCAAATGGGACCGCATGGGGTTGGGGTGATAATTCATTCGGAAGAATTGGTGATGGTACTACAGCAAATAGTTCGTCACCTGTATCAGTAGTAGGTGGATTTACTAATTGGATACAAGTAAGTGGCGGTGGGGTACACAGTTTGGGTGTCCAAGCAAACGGAACTGCTTGGGCTTGGGGTGGTAATTCAGCTGGTTCGTTAGGAGACGGTACAACAACAAATACATCATCCCCAGTATCAGTTGTTGGTGGTTTTACTGATTGGACACAAGTAAGTGCTGGAAGTAATCATAGTTTAGGACTAAAATCAAATGGAATTGCTTATGCCTGGGGTTCTGGTCAAGATGGAAAATTAGGTGATGATACTGTTGTGGCTAAATCATCACCAGTATTAGTTGTCGGCGGTTTTACCGATTGGGTACAATTGGATGGAGGGCAGTCACATAGTCTAGGTTTAAGAGCAAACGGAACCGCGTGGGCTTGGGGAATTAATACAGCTGGAGAATTGGGAGATAATACCGCAACAACAAACACATCATCACCTGTATCAGTTGTTGGTGGTTTTACTGATTGGGTGCAAATAAGTGCCGCAACTTCAGTCGGTACCTCGACACATAGTGCAGGAATCCGCGGCGGCTAATCTATATAAATAAATCTATATTATTACTATGAGGTGAAAAATTATGAAACTAAATATTGGTGCCGGAGATACAAAACTCGAAGGCTTTATTACATTTGATTACGATAAAAATGCAAATCCAGATTACATCGTAAATTTAGAAAAAGATAAGTTTCCACTTGAAGATAATTCGGTAGAAACAGTGGTTGCTCATCATATTCTAGAGCATCTTGGTGATGGCTACTTCCATTGCCTTAAAGAACTATATCGTGTATGTAAACACGGTGCAATACTAGATATTCGTGTTCCACACCCTAGACATGATTCATTCCTTGCAGATCCAACACACAGAAGACCAATTACTGTAGTTGGATTACAGCTTTTCAGTCAAAAATTCAATAAACACTGTCGTGAAGAAGGTTATGCTTCTTCTCGGCTTGGTGAATACTTTGAAGTTGATTTTGAAGTTTTGGATTATAGATACACACCAGACGATAATGCAAGATTAAAACTTCAAAATTTATCTGCACAAGAAATTGAAGATTATGCAAATGAGCATAATAATATTGTTAGTGAAATTCAGATTAAATTAATTGTAAATAAAGAATGATAGAATATCTTAAACCCGTCGTAATAGACTTAATAAATTGTGATGAACGAAAAAAGGCATGGGATCTGATTGATTTTTATCTATCTCATGCCAAAACAATATCTGATTATGATGCGCTCGGATATGTATCTTTAAAATCTGATAAGAGAGATACATATTTACATTGTGCAGAAGCAACATATGCACTTGCAAATACACCAGAACAAATATATAATACTAGAATTAATCTATACAAAGCATATAATATGATGAACTATCCAGAAAAAGCATTGTATTATATAGAACACAATTTAAGTATTAAACCTGAAGATTTTGATGCATTATGTCAAAAGGCTTCTAATATTTCTTTACTTGGAGATAAAGAAAAGGCAGAACAAATTATATTTGATTTAATGGATAAATTTCCACAAAGAAAATATGATCTAGATGTTATGCTTTGCGGAAAATATTTGCGTGAAGGGCAATTAAAGAAAGGCATGCATGCCTTTCTTGGAAAATATAAAGGTAATGGTGTATTTTCTGATAAGCTAAAAATGACACAGTGGGATGGTATTATAAGCCCAGGTAAAACAATATATGTTGATGGAGAAGGTGGAATTGGAGATGAAATAATCAATATACGTTTCTTTGATTATCTTAAAAAATTTGGAATGCGACCAATTTTATACTCTGTAGGAAAATACAGAAAAGATACAAATTCACTTTTCCACAGGCACGGTTATGAAATAGTAAATGATATATATTCTATAGATCCTCGATGCACATGGGTGCCATTAATGAGCATTCCATCAGTTTTAGACTTAACTGAAGATGATCTTTGGAAAGGTACTTATTTAAAACCTTTGAAAAATCCAAAGAATATAATAAAATCAGACAAATTCAAAATAGGCATTAAATGCTCTGGGAATCCATA